AAGACCTTTCTGCCCGATTTTTGCCTCGGGCGGGGCGTAATTTCTATTGTAAGTATTCTCGGATTTCTTTTATCAAATTCTTGGTACGTGCTCCTGCTGGTTCGTTTATGACCTCAAATCCATCGAATGGCTCAGCGTCACTATACTTATCTAAGAATAAGTCAAGCCACGCATCTTATCGATTAGCTGTTGGTTGTTCAAGTCTGAGCTGTCGTAAATGAAGATGTTCATTTGAATTCCGCCTGCGGTAAATTCGCTAGTTACTCGGATGTAGTTTTTCATTGTTTTTCTCCTTTCGAGAGAGATTAGTTTAGTCGCCAGTTAGAGGGTTGTGCTGTCGCGCCTTGATTCTTAGTTGCGCCGCTTCTTATCTAACTATCTTTAGTATAGCAAACTAGTTAGCTAAATGCAAGGGTTTTTATGATTTTTCTTAGACTTTTTTAGCTCGCACTGCTGCGCTGGCAGCCGCTGCCTTTTTAGCGCGCTCGCGGCGTTGCTCAGGTGTCATATTGTTAGATGATTTTCGACCACCAAACGAACGTTTAGCTCCAATAATAGCGTTAATACAACCGATGATATCCGCTTTACGCTCTAATAAGGCGTCAGCTCGATTTGTCGCGCCGCTCCAATCGCCAAGACCATTTAGAGGCTTAGTGCTGGCTCCGTGTGCCTTCAGCCAGTCGTGCGTCCACTGCAATGGACTGCTGTTAACACGGCTTCCCTCGCGAGTAAGTTCGTAAATAAACTCAGCCTCGCTTAATTCTGTGATATTTTGTGATTTCATTGACATTTTGCCAATTTCCTTTCTATCAGGCGGGGTGGTAAGGGGTGTTTGATTTTTATTTTAGGATATGCTATAGTCTAACTGTGATTTTGTTATCGCCTTTTTCGGAGGGCGATTTCTATTTGGAGTTCAATTTCGAACTTCCAGAATACTATCTTCATAGCTTTCTCCTTTCTAGCCGCCTGATTGTGAATGTTCTGGTAATCCCCTTACCACTGTCTTTATTATAGCTAACTACTTAGCTAATTGCAAGGGTTTTTATGAAAAAAGTCAGAGATTTTTATTAAACCTGTGGAAAACTCACTTCCCGTAGAATACATAGCGATATTCTTTGTAAAGTCTAATGATAATACGTTTTAACATAGTCTAATTTTACCAAATGAAAAAGCTACCGAGCTTGCAAACACAGTAGCTTAATCAAAGGTAGAGTTTTAACTGTTCGGGATTTCCGAACAGTTCAGTTGTTCGGGATTTCCGAATTACTATTTATTCTTGCCGTTTTTGTAAATACCAAACATTGTCAGTAAGAATAGACCAGCTGTAGCTAGAGCGCCACTGATCGCGTTAGTTTTAACATACGGGTCGCTAGAGAGTACAGCGATGGCTATTTGTGGTGCGATTGCGCTTGCCCCCAAGAGCAGGTCACCGATGATATACACAATTAGCTTGGTTCGTTTACTGATGCCTTTGATGATCTCTTGAGCCTCATCTGTCTCAGCCAATCCCTGTGCTAGGTTAGCTTCTTCGGCGGTCACTTTTTCGATTGCTTCAATGTCTTCTTTAGTGAATACTGGTGTTGCCATTTTTCCCTCCTTTGGTTTATTGTTTGGCACTTCCTGTGTTTTTTCTGATTCAGACGGCACTGTGTCCGTTTCGTTGTTTTGTGGCGTTTCTTGTGGCTTCTGGAATACAATACCACCCATGCTCCGCAACTCGTCAGTGGATTTATTCGAGACATTAGCGTCTAACTTCCCGTCATAGCCAGGAATGGTCAGCGTCTCTGAGTACTGATGAATAAATGAACCGTGTGCATAGTTTCCTGCTTCCCCGTAATTCGGGTACCAGTCTACGCGGTCTAATCCTAATTTCTGAATAATAGCTTCACCTGCATACGTAAAGACTTGTTTACCAGTTTTCTGTAAGACTAGATTCTTAAATAGCTTCAATTGCTCGAGTGTACCTTCAAAATCTGGCTCTAAGTCGACAAATAATAGCGGTGCGTTGACTAATTTTTGAGCTTCAATAAAACGCTCTGCTTCAGTCTTTGTTTCTTCTTCGGTTGAAAAATACGGCAACCAGTAAATCCCTAATAGTTTATCTCCTGCGGCTTGAGCGAATTTGACCAGTTTCGGGTCAATCTTGTTAGCGTCGCCTCCGAATGATTGACCGACGTGTCCAGCTTTAAGAATAACGCCAGCGAACTTATGAAAATGATTTACAATAGAGTCGTCTTGATGATTTGAAACGTCTAGTATAATCTTGCTGTAGTCTTCTTGTGGTTCTGGTTGAGGTGCAGATTGAGGCGTTAGGTCTGGCAAATCGTGTAAATCTTTATCCTCGAATAACTGACGGCTCATATATTTACCGCTTCTAGCTGTAACGTACCAAACAGTATCTCCAGCGATTGGTTGACCGTTTGTAACGTAGCCTTTCATCGAGACGACATCGCCTTTTTCTAGTTCCTGAAAAATAGCTGAATTCGTGTTAGCTTCGTCGCGAGCGTTGCCGTCTTCTTCCATTTTTCTATCTGTAGGTTGAGTTTCGTCGTAATTTTCAGCAATACATCGTCCATCGCAACAATACGAGTACCCGAGATAATCTGGACCGTAGTTGCCCATCCAGTTCATAAGCTCTTCAATACTGTTATAAATCCCTCGCGCTCCACTGTGAACTTCACTATCGTGGATTTCGATTGAGCCATCCTCGCGCTTTCGCATTAAGAACACGTGTCCATCTTCTGTATACTGACCTATTGAAAATCCCAAAAATCCAATCACCCAAACGCCAATAGGTGCGGGACCTGTATTTATACGACCCTCATTTAATTCGTTTAAGTACGCTGTTTGAGCGTTTGGCGAGCGAGTTAGTGAGCTAATCGCGTCATCTACATACTGTAAGCACCAGCCGCTCTGAGCGCCGATATTTAGATTTGGTTCATAGATTTGTCGAACTGCCATTATTTCCTCCTCACTTGAGATTGTTGAACTTCTTCTTGTAATTCTGTGACGGTTTTATTTTGCTGAATTAAGTTATTAGTCGCGTAAATAGCTAATCCGACAAGTGCGATTGCAAATAATTTCGCTAAATTGCTTGTTACGAGGCTCCAAAAGTTCATAACGCCTTCGATTTCAGTACGTTTGACGTATTTTTCTTCTGACTCTTTTTCGTGCTCTGCGATGTATGTTTTAAGCTGTGCCTGAGTAACATTCGCTCGTGCGATATTTTCAATTCGCTCCAGAGTAGTTGTGTGCCTATCGACGCTTTCTTTAATGTGCTCAACATTCGCCCACAAGGCTCCGAATTCTTTTGCTGATACTTCTGATTTTTCGTTCATAAAATAAAACTGCGGTTATTCAAAGTGTTAGTTGAAATTACCGCAGTTTACCGTAAGCGTGACGTGATATGTTTATATTATAATATCATTTCTCATAAACATCAAGGGTCAGCTCGATTTGTCGCACAGTATAGACTTGACGACTATGCCTGTTGCTGGATTTATAGCAACTAAAACCAACGACACCGTGAATACTAAAAAACCGCTAGCCATACAGTGCGGTCATGCGAGGGTTGTCGTGCCTACTGCCGCAATTGAAGCTATCGTTAACGTACAATTTCCAGAACAATTTAATGGTGGTACAAAGCCTGTTGTCACATGTACATATAATGGTTACAGTAACGCTAGCGACCCGTGGTCAGATAAATCAAATCCATCTTGGGCTGGGGCGGCAATTGGAGCAGTTAATGTTACTAGTTCAGGGTTTACGGCGCGTTGCCGGCGTTTTGACGGCGCTACTTTACTGGGCGCTTATTACTTTAACTGGATAGCGATTGGCTAAGCTATTTAACATACTCTAACACAACACTAATCTCTGAACTCCCCCAATTATAGCTACCAGAAATTGTAATATTTGTTTGGGTGATTGAGGTAATACCAGACTGGTGTGTACCCTCAATATATGGCAGTGCCTGTTTAACAAGATTGTTTGATAATACGCCAGATAATCGCATATTGCCATAGTATCGTATTAATTCCCAGCGATTAGATAGACCTTGAATACCATGTGGCAAGCTTGAGGTATTGTCTCCACCAGTCATATTGACCGTGCCACGCACCACCTTACGATAAATAGGGCGACCGTCGAGCCATTTTTGACCTGTATCTTGTTCATTAGTTGTGTATTTATTATCTGGCATAGTCGTCAAGTCTATACTGTGCGACGAAAGCTTGCCGTAATTGATAGCAATCATTTCATCTGTAATTGTAGTTGTGGAAGATTCGGTTGTAATATTAGCAATGACCGCAATAACAGCTTGCGATCCAGTAGCGCCGTCTTGCGTCACAGCCTGTCTAATCTGAGATTCAGTTGGTGCCACTGGTGTCGCAGAGGTGGAACCATAAACAACGATTAAACCACATGATGACGGTGATCCTGTAGTATTAGTGTCTGTAGAGTTTAGTGCAATATTGTCGGAATAAGCTACTACACTTGCGATGCGTTTGTTAGAACTTGGTGCAGTAATTCTAATAACCTGCTGTCCAACGATATCAAGTGCGATCAAAAAGCCGCTCGGTAATTTGCCTAGCACGACATCTGGGTTATCGGTTGTTCCCCCCACGAGCACATTCATGTCAGCTACAGTATTTCTAACAACTCCACGTCCTGAAAACAGCCCGTCAGAGTGCTGCTGCGCCCACATATTCGCTTCATACACACTGCCATGTCCGTTCGGACGAGAACGTAATCTAACAATTTTTCCTGGATTGGTAAAAGTCATAATTCTCCTCTTAATTGAATTACCGCAGTTTACCGTAAGCGTGACGTGATTATTTATCTGTGAATATTATATCATTATTTTATACTTTAGTAAATTTCCCTCGCGTTGAGCCTGTAGCAATGACGCGAATATAGAAATCGACCTCCATAGCTGGCGCAACAATTCCAAGCATCACCGCCGCTTCGCCATCGGTTTGAGGTAACTGGTAAAAAGTCATTTTGGGAAATTGTGTTGAAAAATCAGCGTTAGCTGACACCTGCGGAAATAGGTCTACAAACAGAGGACCGTCTTTTGGCTTAATATCCGGAATGAATTTAATCACCACGTCAATTATAGTATTCCCGCCACCGCGAATATGAAATACCTGTGAAACCTGCAGGATAAAGTCGACCAACGAAGCCGCGACCGGGTATATAACTTTCCTGGCAGCATTTTCATTTTCAAGAGCTCTAATTCTTGATTCTACATTCATACCCCTTATGCTCCTATATTTTTCAACGTTAAATCACCATCAAGCATCGAATGAACAACGACATCATAGGTTGTTGGTTGCCACGGATCAAGCCCATATCGATAAATCACCCACTGAGCACCATGAGCATAATTTGTGCGCCTTACGCGAGAAACCGAGCCTGAACTAGCCTTCAGTTCCAACTGAGCGATTGTAGGAATTCTTTTTTTAGTAGTTAGTGTCACTAAAACCCTTTCGGTGCCATTAGAGGGAACACTCCAATAACCGGATAGCGTATTTGGTATAGTCGTTATTTTTGCGCTGCGAGAGTATAGCGGAATTTTAGTCGCTGCTTGATAAAAGCCTTGCTTAAGAGCCTTCGATTCGCGCTCCAGCTTATCTAACCACTTTTCAAGATTCATTGAACTCTCCTCATCGACAAAGTCCCAGCGACAGGTGATATCGCCTGCACGGTTAAATCACAGTGGGCACCGTCGCGGTCTGGGAAAAACCACGCAGATCCATCTATAATTATCGCGAACTTAACATAATCTTCGCCAATCTCTTTAACCTGTGACCACCAACCGTATTCATCATCAGCGTTTGGATCTCTACCTGTCGCACCTGGATATGTATGAGGATTTTGATCATGATCGTATGACAGCTGCACCAGAGGCGGTTTTTTGATTCCGTCAGAACGTCGAAAGACAATCTCCCATTCAGCTGTCGCCGTCTTGTCTGGCGCCAAGTATTGGCTAATAAAACCACTCCAGGTAGCGGTCTGTAGATTATTTTGAGCTAGCTGTCCATAATTCAACGGCGCTGCGACTTTCTGGGACCGCTGCTCACTTTCGATTGACATTAGTCGACGCGTAATATTATCATTGAACATTATTCAACCCTTTTCAGGCGTGGCGTCACAGTAGCAACGCCTTGATTATCCCAGCTCGTCTCCATCGCAATTATCCGCATCCAACCGCTGAAGTCGCTGCCATCGTCGTTCTCTTCCTGAAATCTAAATTCATCGCCAAGCGCCAATCCATTATTTTCGTTAGCTGAATCTCCCCAAATGATAGGTCGCCCTACCAACTTTATCTGTGGGACCAACGAATCAAAGCTGCGCTGTGCTAAAGATTTTTGAGCATATTCTGCAACTGCCGCTTGAGATTTGAGGTTTGATTGCGTTTCATAAACTCGCCAGTAGCAGTTGTCTTGAACAGCCGCGTGATTGCTAGCACTGGCAAGCTCAGCAGTATCCTCACCAATTTCCGGATTACCAACCTGCCCATTGCCAGCAACCAATACATCACTAGCATAATCAGCAGACTCTTCAACCGCATAGCCGCTAGCCCAAAGCTTATATACTCCGTCACTAGGATATTTGATGATGATGTTCTTACGCTTGCCGCGTGGTTTCAATATGTCGATAATTTGCTCGTTATGATTGTCTGGGTTGACACGAAAAACCACGTCAAACTTTCCAGTTCCTGTTTCGTTATTCATTGCATCGCACAGAGCCTTGCTAACCGTCTGAAAATCATTATATTCAACGGTTTTCAGCCTAAGCTCATTCACAACGCCAAATTTCCACCTGATATTCTCGCCAGCATTTTTAGCTCTTGTGATAAACTCGCTAATCAAGCTTTGAGTAAATATATGTCCAGGTGTATTTGAAAAGACTCGGTGAGGCGATTGTGTGTTATTCTTGTCACACACCAAATCGCCGCTTAGCCTTGCAAAGTGTTCAAAGAACTTTAAGTCTAACTGCTGATCAGATCCATAACCGCTACGCGCCGGTCTAGTCGCCAAAAAACCAGAAAATCGAGGTAATCCGTCCACTAAAAATACCATGTGAGTTTTGCCGACACGTAGCAAAGATTCTGGGTTATCATCTAGCCGTATTTTGGCGTGTTTCTTAAACTTAGACCAGCTGATACTAAAAGTAAACTGATCAGCTGTCGCTGAATCTGACTCGCTTTTTAACGCCTCGCTCAGCGCTCGATTTTGAGCAAACTTATTGAAGTCGCCAATTAGCGTATCGCCAACATACAGCAATAGCTTGTGGTTTTGATCTGAATTAGCCAATAACATTATTCCACTCCAACTCTGATGTTGCGACTTCACCACTTTCGACATCAAATCCAACTAAATTATTTCCCGGAGTGATTGATAGCTGACCAATAACATTCCTCGAAACGATAGCACCGTTTAGTCGCGCCTCACCAGTTGAAAAGTCAACAACAAGCGTCTGAGTTGTTGATATGCTGCCATGATAAGTTGCCGACGTGTCTGTCGTATTATTCTGAATTGATGGATTGACTGCAGGACCTTGCAAGACCCAAACAGGATAAACCTTAATGGTCGACGAAACAAACACACTACTTAGCCCACCACTTGCGCCATTCCAAACCTCGCCAACTGCATCATAAACTTGCCCATTTTTGTCCCAAACCTCACCGCCAGTTGCGGCTGAGACACGTCCCAGTTTTACGTTATTTGAATACACCTCATGACCACTACTATCTTCGGAATATTCGAATAAGACTGAGTTGCCTACTTTGAATTCGGTTGAAAATGTCGTATTGCCTTCGTCCGCTGGTACAGGCAAATCTAACTTGCTACTCCGCCAAGCCCCCTTAATAGAAAATAGCTGACCGTCTCGTTTTCCATACACCAAGGTAAATGTATGATTGGCGGCAAAAAAGCTACTAATCATACTGTATAGCTTCCAGAAGCCGCTCTCTTTAGGCAAGATAAGCCCATTAATCGACTGAGTATAGGTAGACAGTCTCTGACGAATCATTTCGCCGCCATCTGTATCGGTGTAGTCTATGTCTGAAGTGTCGAGGTCTGGTCGTTGCAGTAGATCATTGTCAGCACTCAGCCTTACCTCAGAACCAGTAAGATCAAGACGCTCGCCGTCATCTCTTACTACTGCCACCAAGCTAAATTTACCACGTAAAGTTATCATCCCATCACCCTCCCCTTTTGCAAGGCGATTATTTTACTAATTTCGTCAGCAAGCTCTTTTGGATCACGATTATAACCATTGATGTTAATAGTCTGATATAGCGTATTACCAGCGCTGCCAGTCCTGTTTATGTCATTCAGCTTTTCGTAGCCAATCTTGCGCGCAGCGGACGCCCTAATGACATACTCGCCGTTTGACAGTAGCATTGGAATTGAATCGCTAGTTGGACCACCAGGACCAAACACCGCTCCACCCTGCGCCCGCTTGCCCAGCTTAAAGCCAGACAGATTGACTGGGTTAGCTTTCACGCCAACCGCTTTTAGAGCATTGCCGATACCAGGAATATTGATGATATTGTTAATCACTTTATTCAGCGAATCTTGAAGCAAATCAATCATGCCGTCTAACAAGCCAGCAGTAAAGTTGCGCGTGATGCCGTAGCCAGTACCATACCAGTCCTGTCCACCAACAGAACTGATCAAGTTAGCGATAGAGTTGATGATTCTAGCTATTCCATTCGATATAGAATCCACCACGCGCGATATAGCATTACCAGCACTCTCAATTACGCCGCCGATTGAATTGAATACGTCGGTCAGACCGCCGGCTACTGCGTTCGTAAGCGGGATAACAGCTTCATTGGTTAGTCTGATTATAGTGGTAGTAACCGCAGCCAGCACAACCAAAAACGTGCCTACTAAAAACGCTGCCAGCGGGATTACTACCATATTCAGAAAATCTCTTAGCCCTGGCGATACGATACCCAAAGCTCCACCAATCAACAGGATTGCGGCTGCCACGCCGGCAGCAGCCGCTGTAAATGACAGCACGCCCACCAGCACATCCGGTGATGCCAGCGCCTTAAAGAATCCAGCAACAGTCTCGCCTGCACCCTTGAAGAATTCTGTTACTGGCTTCCATGCACCCTGCACAGCTCCACCAGCTAAAGTCCCCATTTCCTTAAAGAAGTTAGCCATACTTTTACCAAAAGTGAACTCCTTAGGTGATTTTTTTACCGCAGACGATAACTTATCTACGCCACCAGCTACCGTGTCAGCAGATGTGCCGACTGCGCTACCAGCTCCCTCCATTGTTTTCGTCACAGCATCAACTGAACCTTTAGCAGCCTTCAGATCTTTGAATTTACCTATCAACGTCTGAGCGCCGCCGATGACGCCAGTGAAAATACCCTTACCTAGTTTTGCCCATGGCTTTAATGTATCAAGCGCAGAACGCGCACCGCCTGTGGCTATCTGCAAAGCCTTGAATCCAACAGCTAACTTTACAATATTAGCGATTAGCTCTGGATTATTTTTAGCAAAGTCGAATAGCTTGCGAATAGTATCCACAGCGTCTTTTAATCCCTGAGCTAATTCTGGCGATTGTTTTTTGATTTCCTCAAAAACAGTCTTCAGCATGCTTTTTATGACTGGTGCCAAATTCTGTAAGAATTGCTTTGCAGTGGCTAGAAATATATTAAACGATTCCTCAAAATTGCCATTTGGATCAGCCAGTGAAGTCAGCATATTATCAAAAGCAGCTTTAGCAGCATTAAAACTACCGCTAATTGTCGATGACGCTTCCTTAGCTGAAGTGCCAGTAATATCAAGCTTAGTTTGAATATTATGTATAGCCTCGATAACCTTGTCAAACGGAATACTGCTGACGTTTTTAGCTGTCGCCTTAAACGTCTTACCCATCACGCCACTGTCGTTGATAAGGCGTGCCATCTCACTTGCAGTACCGCCATAGCCCAGCTTCAAGTTGTCGAGCATGGTATAGTTGTTCTTTGCAAATCCCTGGTATGCGTACTGAATTGACTCCATCGACGTACCCATTTTATTTGCATTGTCAGCCATGTCAGTGATAGCCATGTCTGCTATCTTCGTGGCTTTAGCGGTGTCACCTTTTAATCCCTGTAGCAGCGACGCAGAAAAACTCGTAACAGTATCCATATACTGATTAGCCGATAACTGAGCTGTTTTGTATGCATTTTTGGCGTATTGGACCACCTCACCCGAATTATTCTTGAAGAGTGTTTCCACACCACCCACGAGCTGCTCATACTCAGCGAACTGCTTAACAGCATATGTAGCAATACCTCCCAATCCAACCATCGCGCCAGCTGCTAGTGACTTAAATTTAGAGAACGCTTCATCAGACCGTTTGCCAAACTCTGAAAATGCCTCACCAAAAGCCGCTTTAGATGATGCTAAAAAACTGCTCTTAAATTTAGAGCCAAAGTTATTACTGGCACCATCACCAGCGTCACCAAGAGCCTTTTTGACGTCGTTAGAAACCCCTTTGAGAGAGGGCTTTATCTGAATCCATGCTGTACCGATTGAAGTTGCCATAAAAAATGCGAATAAATAGTTTATTTATCCGCATTTGCCGCAAGCGTGGCGTTGTAATGACTATATTATATCATATGCTAAGGTTTTTGACAAAAGACCCCAACCAACCAGGCTTAGTTTTCAACGCGCCAGCAGTTCGCTTGTCAGCAGCCTTAATCATCACTCGTTGACGAAATGCCGTCGGCTCTGTCATAAGCTCAAAGTTGCCCTCAAAACCAAACTCCACTACAAATTGCGCTCTCACTGTATCCAGAATACGATTCATATTCTGCATCTGGATCTGTGCTATGCCTGGGTTGTTGCGAAGTATGTCCGCGCCGCCAGATTTATCAAGAATAAAATCTACATTTGACATATCTACATAATATCACATAGTATATTATTTTGCATTTTGAGTATACTATTGTTACAATAAATGCAAGTTTTAAGATAAAAGAGGATATTATGTCTACAGAGTTTCAAGAGAAAGCTTGTGAAAAAGCATTACGCGAATATCGCAAAAAATACTTAACAAAAAAGGAAAACCTCAATGCTGATGAATCGACGGCGCGATTGATGGTTAATAGTTTACTCAGCGCCGTGCTTGGATACACGCTGATTGACGAGATAAAGACGGAACATATGATCCGCGGTACCTACGTTGATTATGTCGTACAATTAAATAAGAAGATTCATTTTATTGTTGAAGCCAAAGCAACTTCTATCGATCTAAATGAACGACACTTAAAACAAGCGGTTGACTATGCCTCAAACGAAGGTGTTGACTGGGTCATTCTGACAAATGGACGCTGCATTGAGTTGCACCGTGTCATTTTTGAGAAGCCGATTCGCTCACAGCGTATCTTCGCATATGACCTGACAAATCTGTCAACAATCCGCACTGCTGCTAAGCACCTAGTCAACCTTACTAAGAAATCTGTATTGAAAGGCGATTTGGACAAGTACTGGAAGCGATTTGATGCATTGACCGAAGACAATATGAGAAAGGCTATCAAGTCACCTGATGTCGTTCGCAGTTTGCGCTTGTTTATTAAGAAAAAATCAACGATCAACTTCACCGACGCTGAAATTGCTAAGGCTCTTGATAGACTGATCAGCTAGTCCTGATATTGCGCATTCGGGTTCAGCTGTTGCCATAAATCTTTTAAGTCAGCCTGCTCTTCTGATTGCTGTTTCTTACGATCTTTATCAAGTTGTTTGCGCATTTCGGCAACATATTCTGGCTCAAACTTCTTCATAGCTTTAGCAGGCTTAGCAGTTTTGCGCTTGTTCATATTATAAGTCAATGTTGTGAGTATATTCAGTTCTTGTAATATTTGACTCAACGTTTCGTCGCGCCATGTCCAGCTCGCTGCTGGCACTAGCTTACGGAAAATCCTGCTTTCTACTGGCAAATTCTCAAATAGCCTAGCATAACGCAAGAAACCGCTTCGCCGACCATCAGCGTACGGGCAAACTTCTAATAAATCCAAATGATAGTATTGCTGGAAGTCAGCTTCAACTAGACTAAATTCTTCCACGAACGCCGCTGCGCTCGATTGCCAGCTTTTGGGAAGCATTCATCCACCTTCGCCGTAATCTCTAGTAGCGCTTTCTGCGAGAAGTAACCATATTCTTTCTCGATATAAGCACGAATGTCATCATAAACCTTATCACCACCAATCAACGCCATATACATAGTCACTAGCTCAGAGATATTGCCAGTTCGGTGCGCTTCAGACAAGTCACTAATGAAATCGAAGTCGTCCATTAGCTGCATATTAACATTAACCGTGTATCCGTCCCAAAGTTCAATTGTCTTTTTTGGCTCACTCGCCATATTATCCCTCCATAAGAATTACATACTGCATATTATAACAAAAAAACGACTATTTTGCAAGTCGTTTTTCTGCGTGTGCTCTTCCTAATCTCTAGGATTTCTTAGAGTAGTACTCCTTTACATATACCAATTTACCAGCGGTGTCCGCAAACTTATACGCAGTCAGAGATACCGGCACGGTAATAGCGTCTGAGTTGTTGAACGTCATGTCACCAGAGCGATCAGTAAACTGTGCGTCGCCTAGAATTTGACGATGGCGTCGGACCCCACCACTGTTAGTCTCGATAGTTTCGCAGACAAACACACCGTGAGGCAAGATTTCACCAGTGTCATCAATGGTGATTGCACCATCAGTTTCAATCTTGACATTGCCCTTACCGTAGCGGAACTGCAAGACTGATACGCGCGATGACTCTAGCAGATTAAACGTAAAGTTACGTCCGTAGCTTGTCTGGTTGCGAGCGACAGTCTCAGGACCCCAAGCTTTAATGTCATCCCCCTCTTCTGCCGTCGTTGAGGTCAGACCATCTTCAGTCACATAACCCAGATTCACAAATTCGCTTGCGAGTGGCGTGGTGGCGTCAGTTGGTAGCGCTGTACCTAAAGGCGCCCAATATAGAGCGCCTTTAGGGTTAGGCAGACCGATCGCAATATTGCTCTTGTCGTTGCCCATATTACGCCGCCTTTACAACAGCAAACGCCTTAGTGTCCAAAATTTGGAAGCCAAACGGCAACTCCATGCGGATACCAATTTGGTTGTGTCCAGCCAAGTCTTTGCTTGTATTGTCAAAGTCACCCGCAGTGTGAACGCGCCATTCGGCTACTCCAGCGAAGCCGAGAAGCAATTGACTCCAGTCACCAAGCACCAGCTTAGTTTTATGATCACGTGCAACTTCTGGTGATGTTGCAGCAGGTTTTCCAGCCAACATATTACCACTCAAGCCGAACACACCCAACTCTGGATATTTCTTCTGGTTGCCCTCGATAACTGTCGAGAGTAGCTTGGATGCATCACTTGAAATAGCCACACCGTTGATGTTCTGCTCCGCCAGCTCAGTTACAGCCGTAGCAAAGTCTGTATCAAGAGTTGCTGCAGTAGTACCGGTTGTCGGAACTAGAATGCTTGAGCCAGCTTTAGTCATGTATGTAGTTAGCTCAGTATCAACTGTGCCAGTAGACGGATTCATACCATGCAGCACAATAGTATCCAGGTCTAACCCTAGAGACTTCGTCAGCCAGTTGTCAACTAAACGGCTAATAAAGTCAGCCTGTTTTGCTTCTGTCCAACGCATAAACTCTTCAGTGACGCGCTGCGAATAGACCAGCTTCGCTGTCGTGAACGGCTTAGATACTACCTTGCGTCCGTTGTCAGGCTTCGCACCGCCTTCGTGAACAAGCGCACCGCGAGCGCGACCTTCCATTACAAACGGCTTGTTCTCGCCGATGTTAATAGTTGGTGTTTCAGGAACTAAAGACAATACAGCTCCTGAGAAAGTGCCGCCAGTTGAGAACATCTTATCAAGCGGCTCAGCAATATCAAGTGTGTGCAGATCAGTTACTGCCATAATATTACCCTCCTTGGATAATAATTAGGTTAATTAGATCGTAACCTTTACACCTGTACGCGTCTGAATCGCGCTAGCTTTACCTGGTTGCTGTCGGTTCGGTGCGGTTGCTCCGCCGCCAAACTTCTCTTTCAAGTTGTCAGCTTCTTTGCGCATATCTTCATCAGTGCCAGTACCAAGATATTTCTCAGTGCCAGGCTTGAAGCCATACTCAGCGGCAATGGTCTTCTGTCGAATTGTCGTCTCTAAATCTTTGTTCTTCGACGTCAAATCGTCAATCTGAGGTTGATATTTTTCCTTAGCGTCTTTCTCAGCCTTTTCAGTGATAGTGTTTGTAAGTTCGTCAAGCACTGATTTTTCTACGTCTTCGCGAATCTTTGCTGATTCGTTCTTGACCCAGCGCTCGTGGCGTTCTTTGAACATATCGTCTGTGTTGACTTCTGTAAATTCGCCTGCGTCGTTTTTGGTGTAATATGTCACCCTTTTATTCCCTCCGTCAAAAGTATACGTACCCATATTATAATACATACTTTACAAAATAACAAGCCATAATTATAGTATTTATTTAGTTTTTGAATCGTTCTGTAAGTTATCAACGATACTCGTGATAACTTGATCAATTTCACTACTCGATAATCCTGCATTACGCCACACCGACCGCTGCATCACGATGCCCGGTGCTACCTGCGCGACCTTATTTAAGCCGTCACCAAACTTGCTAATGTCAGACCGATAAATTGGCAACCATACCGGTAAAATAGCGTCAAGCTTCTGCCGTAAATTATCGTCTATTTTCGTCACGTTATTCTTGTGCATCCACAACGTCATTGCGAAGTGCTTAAGCTGATTACCGATTTCTTTCTGCCACTCAATGATCGATTCGCGCAGATCATCGCCAACAATTTCCAACGATTCAGGCGACTGCGGCGCGTTGCTTGACAGCCCCAGATTATTCAACGACAGCTTTGTATCAGCACAAAAATTACGCGCCGACATCAAAAGCGAATCGTTAAACGGCGCCATAGCGTGCTGCGCAAACTGCGCTACTTGCGGTATCTGACCATTTTCATTCGACGTAATTTTTAGAATATCGCCTGTCTGAGACTTAATAACGTCAACATCTGTCTCATTATCGACACCCAGTAGAATATCGACTTTAGTGTTGTAGTGGTACGCCGCAACAATAGCCTGTCGAACTGTACGGCTAGCATCAATTAATGCATCGCGAGATGACCGGACCAACACCGTCCTACCAAACGGCTGGCGTGTCGTCGCCTTGTGTGTCAACATGGTCATTAGCGGTCGTCCAGTGCGATTATCGTATTGGTTCAGAGCCTCGTCCTCATACACTATAGTTTTGTCACTAAAGAATTGCATATAACTGTCTGGACTATTAGTAACGCTCGGTGTGCTACTGCGGCGGAACACCGCCACACCAGACTTCAGATTTTGCGTATACCAATCATACACGCCTGTTGCCTCAAGCGCAGTAAACGGCATCACCTTGTCACCTGCCAGAGCCAAAAAGCCGATACCGCACACCAGGATATCTTCCTTAAGATTGTCAAACGCCTCGCGAACCTTGTATTCATCAAGTATCTCATTCAGTCCGATAGTGTCATTTTCAAACCTATCAAACCGCGTTTTGTTTGCGCGCATCTCAACAGCACGCCTACCCCAGCCGACATGTTGCCTAGCGATTGATCGTGCAATCTTACTCGTCTCGTAGTCGCTATAGCTAAATGTACCCTCGTAAAAAGGATATTTACCAACCGATTTATTAAGCTGTGAGTAAACCCATTTCCAGTCATCCAGTATCATCACCTAACTCCCCTCAACACACCAATCTGCGATTTACCAGATATCTTATTCAACCCCAACATCTGTAATTCGCTTTTCTTAAAGTATAAGTCGCTAGCAGGATTAGTAAATGTCATGCTTTCTGAATATGGGCTTGCTGACTGTGACCATTGAGTAGCTGGTGGCGCATCCGCAGGCGTCAGCATGGCACGCTTCACGGCTGACAACACTACAAAGCCTACCGAATCAGCAAATACTTTGTTAGCGTCTTTTTCGATGATTTCATCCAGATCAATATTGTTGTTTTTAGCGATCAGCCGCAACTGAGCAGATGCTGCATGAATAAGCGCCTCAGCCCGCCTTTCCTCGTCAATATCTAAGGCTCGCCATATTTCGGCTAATTTTTCTTTAGTGGTAAAGTCTTTGAGTTCTGCCATAAAAAATGCGAATAAATAGTTTATTTATCCGCATTTGCCGCAAGCGTGGCGTTGTAATGATTATATTATATCACTTTTTCTTATTTTTGCCAGCATCTTCAGTTTCGACTTCAGTATCAGATTCAATTTTAGAATCTTCTTCATCGGAAGCCTCTACGAACTCTTCTTCATCGCTAGCCGACTCTGGCTCCACTACTTCCCAAGCAGATTCAGCGATAATGGTACCATCCATCACTTCAATTCTTTCATCAGACTCTTTGTTACGAATAATCATTATAATACCCTCCTTTGGTTATTTACTATATTATACCATTTTATACACATATCTACAACAGAATGTCTTAATATATCCGCTGCGCGATGCAATATCTGTCCCATCTAGACGGAGTGTTCTCTTTAATCAACGGTACCGTCGTACCAACGACGTGATACGAGTGTCCTTTGTAGTCAAACCACGCGCCATTGACAGTCTCGCTGCTCGTCTTCGGTATATGAACCATCACCTCAGGCTTAGCCGCGGTCGGCGTACTCGTCTGCGACACCAAACAATCCTTGATCGTAAAGCTCGACAACGTGCCGTCCTCATTAGGTCTATTCTTAAATTCAATATCTACGCCAATCATAGCTATCCTTTCTTAAAATTCTTTAGCACGCCATTACGCGAATTATAACCACTCACCTCAAACACACAGTCGCATTTGTGGTGCCGCTTGAAATCATCGCTCGTCGGATTAACATATACTCCAGCTTTTTTCTGACACCAAGCGCAGTCTGGCTTGCCGACATTAGCGCGCCGTGTCAACGTTGGGTGTTTTTGCATAGACTTTGCATTCTTAAAAGCTTCATGCTGCGCCGTCGCCAACACCACATCACAATACTCTTTTAGCAGCATCGCAGCAGTCTGCCGATTCAACGCGCTGTTACGTACGATCTTCACTGCCAGCCGTTCCGCCTGATCAGCCATCTCCGCACTATACCCGCCACTTAACATTGCTGCCGAACCAAACACCTCGCTCGATAGTGAATACAGCTTGCTATGTAGCTCGCGACCAACCCGCTTCAATACGTCTGCCACCAGCTCTATTTTTTCATCTGGCGAAATACCCTCATGTAAAATAGCCGCTATAGCCTTATTAATATCGCCAGCAACATCCAGCGTTATTTCTGAAAAGTCCACGCCTGTATCCCCTTGATGATATTATCTACGGTAGCTGTAACCTTTTTTGAAAATTCTGGTGTCGGTTCTAAAAACTCAGCGTCATCCATCGCCTTTAGCTCGTCAATTTTCTTACTCGCCCAAGCAACCGACTTGTTGTCAGTGTCCTCCAGCACCACACCTTTGCGTAGTGCCAGATCAGCCAAATAGTCACGCTGTCCCTCCGTCATAATACCCATATTATACCATCATCTACCCCTTAAATCAATCACCCGCGCACCCGCCAGAAAAACTCGTTTTTTTTCTCGCGTGAAAATAGCCCCACTCACCGCGCTTGGCGCCTCTGGGACCGGGATATACACCCTCCCCGCCACCATAAAATTATATTATGTCAATATTTTTACAAAAGTATCATACTATTTTATAATAAGTTTATGGCACAGCGTAGGAAGTATGCAACAGCTAAAGATCCACGACGACAGTTCCCAAAACTACGAGAGGATTTGCGCAAAAGAGTTTATGCTATGCAAGATACTTGTGGTATCTGCGGACGTGAAGTCGACAAGACTTTAGCTGCAGGTAGCCCGATGTCACCAGAGCTAGACGAGATCATACCAGTTTCTCGTGGTGGTTCGCCTTATGACATAGATAACCTACAGCTTACTCACAGGATATGCAACAGGCGCAAGGGGGCAAAGATGCCGGGGGATGATTTGCCAGATGATATCAACCCTACGCCAAATTCAAGAGCTTGGTAGGGGTGGGTTGTTTTAGCAAAAGGAAAAGCGCTCCGACAAACAGAGCGCTCTATAACAACGACTGCAAATTACAACAATCGCTCAGCTATAATACTACTTTTTAAGCGATTGCTCAAGCCGGTAGTTTATCTCACCAGTTATGCTGCGACCATTTTCAGCAGCTAGCACAACTAAGCGTTCATATACTTCCTGCCTAATTCTGACATTATAAACTGGTGCAGGTATCTCAACCTTAGACTTGATAATCTTGCCATTCTTTTTTACGATTTGGTTTACTATTGGCATAGCATTTCCTTTCTTTTTAGAGGACCTTAGCGCCAAGCGAGGCGTTAGTTTTATATTAAGTTTATCTTATTCTCTATCTGGTAGGCGATCGCTTCTTGATCTAACACCTCTTTTAATTCGCCGAGCGTGTTCATCACCTTTGAACGTTCGTCTGACAGATAAAGTATTGCTGTTTGTTCAGTTTCACCCCTCCAACATCCGATGACTGGATATTGTAGAGTGAAAGCTTCGTGATTAGTGTTTACGGTTGATATTATCTTGTCGACCTCAAGTTTTTTAGTCTTGTTATTACTGCCGATAAAAGCTTTTATTGTAATTTGTTCCATTGTTATATCCTCTAATTGTTAATGTGCCTCGCTTGACTGTCTTAATTATAGCAAAGTTACATTCATAATGCAAGCATTTTGTATGCATTTTATGAAAAAAGTCAGAGATTTTTTGTTAAACCTGTGGAAAACTTTACTATAGATTACTTAATATCTTCTGCCAGCGATCAGCCCTCATTTGTTTGTCTCTAGCAGTAACCTGTTTTTTCGGAAATACCTTTTGTCCCCAAAAAGCAAACGTTGCAGCGTCGAGCGGCGCGGTTGATAATTTATCAGTCATACTCTCCCAGCCAAAGCCACCATACTTACCAAATGACCGTTCTTTTGTTATACGGACCGTCTGATTCAATAGCGGTTGGTCGTAGTGAGATAATTCGCCTCTGTCAATAGCATCTCTCATAAACTGATGTGCTGCCACCACCTCTTTCATAGTCGGCAGGATGATACGCTTTTTAGGAATGCCAGCCTTTGTAAGCTCCTCAAACAGTATCGGCGCTCCGGTCGCTCCATCAAGTATAATCACCGCTGCTTGCCTCCAACGATCGATCAGCCATTTTGATAGACGATGGAACCCCTCACTCATCGGACGACTCATCACCACCTCAACATGTACACGACCATCTTTTAGTGGCTGCGCAACTACCAGGGACCACGAGCTTCTGTTTGGTGGGAACTTTACAGAATATACAGGCTTAAAGCCGTCATCAAAGTCAGGTTTCTCAGTAGCAAGGTCATCCCAGTCCGACTGTTTAATTGCTCGCTTGTTATCAATGCCATCCCACCAACCAAGCCGCATACGATTAAAATCATCTATTGTCATACTGTCAGCTTCAGTCTGTATCACCTTTTCAAGCAAAAATATATTTAGTGAGGGATTAGTGTCTAACCAAGCTTCCTTGTCATGCACGTCAGTAATCTTTTCAACGCCCCATTCAGTCCAAACACCAGCAGCGCCTTCTAACTTGTTCCGTCTATTTCTGGCAAACACCTCGCCAACAGTTTCAGCCATTGGTGGCGTTCCGGCGTAGATAATTTGAGGATTGCCTGTCTTAGCTGATGCAGTCGTTGGCACCAACGCTGATTGATGTGAATCAAGCATCTCTGCAGCCTCATCACATATCAGATCATCATTAGTAGATCCCAAACCACCCATGCGCGTCCTAGTGTAGAAATGATACTCAGCGCCATTCAAAAATTCAATAAACTTATAATTCCTTGGTTTTTTACGAAATCTTGGCGTTAATAAATTGAATATTTCTTGGTGTTCATTTTCATAGAAAAAGTCTTGTACACGTTTAATAACAACATCAACCGTATTCTGCTGCTGTGCAGTAAATAAACCTTTAGCTTTGCGAAAAATAATACCATAGATAATCCGCGCTACAATAATCTCAGTTTTGCCATTTTGGCGAGGCACGCTCAAGCCGCAATCAAGATTGACAAAATTACCGTCCTCGTCCTCAGCCAGCCAGCGCCGCAGTACCAAACGCTGCCATTCAAGCAGTGTCATGCCATACTCATCAAGCAGCTCAAATAAAAGCTCGGCTTTTTCAGTATTACCAGGACTATACAAATCAATCCGCGGTATTTGGTTATTTTTTCGCTTTTTTCGCGGCATTAGAGGTATCCTTAATCACCTTTTTCCTTTTCGTCGCTCCTACAGCCTTAGGTGCGGTTTTAGCCTTTTTAGATGTAGATTTGGCTGCTTTTTTCGCTTTTTTCGCGGCATTAGAGGGCGCTGCCGCCTTCGCTAGGACCTTTTCCAGGACCGAACCAGATTTTGGACGGCGGGACCGAATATTCTGCAGTTCTTTTCTAAAAATATTGATATTCTGAGACAACCTCGCCACTTCCTGCTGTGAAATGCTTGACGAGGTAAGCTGTTCAACGTTTTGACGAATCAAGCTCTCATAGAACTTCTCGTCATCATCACCGATCGCAAGATCCATAATGTCGGTTTCAATCTCTTTGTCGAGCCTGCCCTTATAAAGCTTGTCCATTTTGCCAGGATTATCAAAGATATCAATCCAGCGCATAGCAGCCGCATATCCATCGCCAGGAAGTCTCGCTTTTAGTTCTTCTATAGAATCAATCAGTTCAGCAGCAGGTATTTTTCTAAAAAACTCTAACCACTCATCATAGCCATAATTTTCAGTGCCTTCCAAATTCATCACCGCTGCCCTCCAATATAACTTTTATTATTATAACATAAATCAGCTATTCCGCCAGCTCTGTTATAGTCACCTCCACACGAGGATTTTTTCTATCAACACCGCCAAAACTTATTATCAGGCGATTAACTATTCCACAGCAATCATCTCCTAAATAACCAGCATCAACTAGCAGATCGAGTATACTACTTGCCATGTTGTCGAGATCGTGACGGATTCTGTCCTTATTATAAAAAACCATCATTACTTCTAAGGGACCCTCCCATTTCATATTTCTAAACTTACAAACCTTAGAGGAAAGACATATCTCTTTCATGGCTGCCTCGTGCCAATTGTTAAATTTCTCACTGTTGGCAATAAATCTATTACCAGTGCGTGAATTTTTCAAAATCCGTTTATTATTCTTCTTGCTCGGAACCTGACCCGTGATATCGAAGTTAATATCACGCATCTCTCAAAACTCCATAATGGTTACTCGGTATTTCATTACCACCAGCTAGGATAAGCAAGTGAATAACGTCTTTTAATTCTCGGTTGTCGTGAGCGCTACGAACAGATATCATTGGATTATCATAATGATGATCGTTTTCCTTGATATGCTGCTCGGCAGCTTTGCCAGTAAAGTACATAACCGCGCCATAATCTTTGCCGGCTTTGTTGTTATCTAGGATCGTCCACACCGGCATACTAGTGGATCGATTATCTTGATTGACCAACTCGTCACTCAGAGCTTTAATGCGCCACAGTAAGGCTTCTTCAGCTGGATTTTCTGCTATGATTTTCATTTAGATTTCCTTAGGTTGTTGATTGTTGGTCGATTATCTTGACCAATAATCTTAATGTCGTTGACGTCTACAAACTCAGCACCAGCAGCTGCGGCTACTTGACGATATTTGTCTTCAAAGGCGGTTGCACCAAGTTCTATAGTTTCAAGTACAGCATCGGTAAACTCATTTGGTACAGATACTAGGATTGCTTTTCGGTTTTCAGTATTGTCGCCGAGATAAATTAGTTTATTAGGGTAATAGCCATTGCTTGTCATAGCACGTCCTCCGCCTTAATAATTTCAATATCTGATTTATCAACAGTGCTATCAGCGTTATAAATCTCATCAGCATAGTACTCTATAGTGTCTGCAAAGCCTGGTTTCGATACGACACTATCCCTCGTGGCAGCCTTTTCGGCTTCATCTTGAGTTTTAGCTTCAACAAATACAGTGCCTTCTTTTACTACTCGAACTCTGACTTCGTAAATCATCGGCATCTTCTTCCTTGTTTTGTCAAAACCCTCCTGCAACATTTCTTTGAGGCAGGTCGAGCCGTTATAGAACTGCGTTATAAATTCATAGACACCGTCCTGAACCTGAGTGATTTCAACAAAGTCGTCATACGCGTCGAAATCTTTATCTAATTCAACTTTATAAATACAATTACCATCGATAACGACATAGCCGTTATCTTCTAGCTCGTATGCCTCGATTTCTTCTACATCCTTATAATATCTGCCCCGTTCTTCCACTGGTATGCTTTTCCAAAACTCTTGTAAGTTAGATTGAAGTTCATCAGCGTCTTTATATTTTTTACAAAGAATAAGTTTTCCTTTACATCCTACAGTTTCACTCATTATTCTATCTCCCTTCCATTTTTAACAAGCTTAAGATATTGTCGAGTTTTTCTACGGAATACTCGATTAGCGATTACATATGCAGCTTTACATCCGTCTTCAAACTTACAGCAGAAACCCCTAGTTCCCCATATTTTGTAACGCTTTGCTGATTTAATTCTAGGCATTGTCGTATTCCTTTACCGCCTTAATGATTTTTTTAATTGCCCAATGCCCAGCTACGATTAATCCAGTGATAAAAATAGCGTGCGGTACTACTTGTAAAATCCAAACTAACGTTTCCATTTCTTTTCCTCTTCTTTAATCCATTCTGCGTCTTGTTTGGCTATTTCGCGTTCTGAGATAGCTACAAGAGCCAGAATAGACAGTACAAATATTATCCAAATCAGTATGTACATGCTTTTCTCTCAATATCTATAAGCCAATAGCCCAAATTAATAATTTAACAGCAGCTACAGCCAGCGCCGCAGTACCAAACGTCGTCAAGATCGCTAAAACACCCGCTGCAAGATAACCTAATTTATAAGCAAAATCTTTATTGTTATCCATTTTTAATACACAATCCTCTCTCTTGAGATATAGCCCCTATCCAGTACGATTTCTATAATTTCGGCATGATGTCGTTTATGAGACTTCTTCACTAACCGGGCGGCTCGACGGTTTTGACAATAAATTCTCCGCATGCAACCTTTATAATCAAACCACTGAACAAAATAAATATGACGATTAAACAATTTACTCTGAAATACGTCTTTGGTGTCAGAAAAAGAATCTTCTGACTTAAACAGTAGTTTTATTTTTTTCAAGATCATAAACACTTTTGTATTCCTCTCTTTCTTTTAGCCCAATGCGATACAGAATACCTTTTAGTTTTGTCGTACCGGCAAACGAATATCCGCAATCGAAGCCATGCACTTTGTAGTGATAGAAGATTGATTGTAGCAAGACCATTTCTTGCAAATCATTCTCGGCTTCATGTTCGTAGATCGTAGCCCATTTTTTGCCATTGCTATGTCTCCCAACACCAACTATGGCTTTTGCATGTCCCATCAAATCAAATTCGATGACGCGCTGCTCGTCTTTTACGATAATCCTGGCTGACATTCCAGGTAAAAGATCATCTGTCCATATCGTAAATGGATCATCCAT